GAAGAGCCTCGCTGGCCATATCCCGGCGCCATCATCATATCCATCACCCTTCTAAGCTGGGCAGTCATCGGGATAGCTGCCTATGCGGTGTGGAGGCATCTTCTTTGACCTCAATCCACGCCTCACGCACCCCTAGGCACTACGCCAACGCACCGGGTTCGTTCCTGTTCCAAGGCGGGAGCGAAATTTGATCCGCTTCGAGCTTCACTGGCCTTCGCGAGACCTTCACCCAAATGCACGGGTTCATTGGGCGAAAAAGGCTAGGGCCGTTAAAACAGCCAGAACTGAGGCTGCGTTCGTGGCGAGAGGCTACGGGCTTCGGCCCGGTGACCCGGACATTCCAGAAACACCAAAAGTAACCGCCGTGTTCTTCCCGCCCGATAAGCGACACAGGGATATCGACGGCCTTCTTTCCAGCATGAAAGCGGCCTTCGACGGGATAGCAGATGCGATCGGCGTTGACGATAGCCGCTGGCAAATTGGCTACCGGCGCGGTGAACCGGTCAAGAACGGCCTAGTGCTGATTGAGATTGAAGCCGCCTAGACGCATTCGAGGGCGCCAAGCCCTGATTTGAGGGATCGAGATGAAGATCATCCGCGAACAAGAGCCGGAAGGCTTCCCCGAGTTTTGGAGCGTGTGGAGACCCTGTATGCGCCGCACAGACGGGCGCAAGGACGCGCGTGACGCCTACCGCAAGCATATCCTGGCCGGAGCATCGCCAGAGGACATCCTGGACGGCGCCAAAGCCTTCCTGCGCGACATGCCGGAACGGGACAAGCCATACATTCCGCTCGCAGCGAGTTGGCTCAACAAGGAATCCTACCTCGATTGGGCAGACAAGGAACGTGAGTATCAGGCTCGCCTAGCAGCTCGGGCAGAGAACGTCGTCCAGATGAAGCCTCTCACCAACTACAAATCCAAGTTCCTACAGGATTGGGAAGCGCAGAAGCGGGAGGGGTGAATGGCGCTCGTGGCCTATGCGGGTAAGGAGCCGGTGATTAACCGTCGTAAGCAGCTTGCTTACGCTCATTTCAGCGTTGGACGCGACACAGCGGCTATTGCCTACATGCTGAAGATTTCAGAGGCCACCGCGCTTCGCTGGATCACAGAAGAGCGGTGTCTGCACCGCTCATTGCCAAATCCATATCAGAGTAAGAGGTAAGCAGATGTTCGCAGTAGCGTATAGGGCAACAGAACGCGGCATCCGAGATCGGACAGCTATGGAACGCAGCGAAGCCCTACAGCGTCAACGGCTGGCCTATGAGCGCGACCTTGCTGAGAAAGAACGCATTGCCAGCATCCGCGAAGAGGCAGCGCAGCGCGCCAAGGCTTATGCACAGGAATTGCGACAGGCTGGATTCCGCTATCGCCCGACCGTGGCCGACATCGAGCGTAAGGCCATCAGAGTTTTCGGGGTTTCGAAGAAGGATCTTCACGGCAACCGCCGCTATCGCGAAATCGTCTTTGCCCGCCAGTTCGTCATGTATTGGGCCGTAAGGCTCACGCCGCTTTCATTGCCTCAGATTGGCCGGCTAATGGGCGATCGCGACCATACGACTGTGTTGCATGGCTCGGATTCCTATCCAGAAAAACGGGCGAAAATGGGCAGACATTTGCGGAGGGTGAGATGAGCGATTGGAGGCGACTTCTAAAGAATCTCATTTTCGGTACGCGATACGTCGTTCTTATAGATCACGACGGCGAACGAACCGTGAGGGAAATCAAGTTCAGCGGCGGCAAGCCATATGTGACGCGCCACGCCTATGGAATAGGCGGATGCATTCTGGCCGATGACGGTAAATTTGTCAGCAAGCCTTACTATGTCGATGCTTGGGAGCCTTACGATTTGGACGCCCCCAAGCGCTACCCGACCTATTCCCGCGCGGAGACACCATGACCAAGGCAGCGACTAAAGCGGCGAAGCGGCGACAGAAGCGAGGGCGACCACGCATTGACGCACCCCGCACACCATCAGGACAGATCTCACGCTCCAAGGAGGCGAACATCGAAATGAACATGCAGCCAGCGATCGACCGTCGTATCCGGCACTACGGCATCCGATCCACGAAGGATACTCCCGCCCAAATCCTGGCAGGCGATCCGGCGTGGGGCTATCTGCTCGGGCGCCTGCTCAAGGACGGCACGATCAACAAGGCTCAGCATGACGCTGGCAACCGCTTCTGCGATGACATGGCGAGCTATTACGGCCTGACCGGCGTTCCGTTTCCAAGCGCCAAAGCACAGAACATGTTCGCAGTGAAGGGCAGTTCCGGCGACGATGACGAGGATCGCGGCAAGCGAGCTGCGAAGGCTCGGGCGAAGATGGTAAAGCTGCGCGACCTCCTCCTTGCCTGCGGCGACATCAACACGGGCCGCAAGGTGCTGCACACGGTCAATGCGGTGTGTGTGGAAGATATCGACCATCTGCGTACGCTCAACAGCCCGATGAAGGCATGGTTGGTGCGCGGGCTGAACACGCTGCAACAATACTATGAGGTGTGAGGTGCAGTTCTCTGGTCCGATGTTTGAGCCGCCTCGACATGGCGGCATGGAAAAGGTCGTATCATCCAAAGACTCAGGCGCCCACTATAGCGTCTGGCATCTCGATTCAAACAATGGGAAGACTGACAGCGAAATTGGCATGGACAGCCTCCGCCGTTGGTTCCCGGCCGGCGAAGCCAACGACATGAATTTCGTACTCTTCAGCACATCAGGTATCCACGGAACGTACACCACAATCGAAGATATCGAATCCGGCCTATTGAAATACGGCGATGATTTCGAGCCAGAGGACGATTGGCCTGAAGATTGGCACGGTAAAGATCTTACTGCGCTGATCGTCCAACCGCGCATTGTCTGCCTACGCTGCGGCAATGTCAGAGTACGGCTTGTAGACATCCCATATCTCAAGAAACTGCGCGCCTCGTCACTAGCTGCGGTGGCCACGATCGGCACTTGACACGGAAGCGCAAATCAGTGATTGTGCAGGAAATGATAAGTTGACGCTTATGCGTCTCAAGGGCTGCCGAGAAATCGCGCGGCCCTTTTCCGTTTGCGGGTCTCGCGCGTCGCTGTGAACAGCATCGCATCGGATAAGTGCATGACCTTCGCGGTCGCCACCCGCAAGCCCGATTCCACACAAATGTGGAGCGCAGTGCAATTCCCCGGTAATCCGGCATTCTCCCCTCAAAAGGACTGCCACCATGCCCACTAAAGTAGTGGCGCCTGCTGCAAAACCGCCAAGAGCGGGTATGGGCAGGCCCAAAGGCTCGTTGAACAAAACGACCGCGCTTCTCAAGGATGCCATTCTCAAGGCCGCAGAGGATGCAGGCGAGGGGGATATGGCCGCGTACCTCACAAAGCAGGCCAAGGACAACCCTGGGCCGTTCATGGCGCTGCTGGGCAAGGTGCTGCCAATGCAAGTGACGGGCGATCCGGACAATCCAGTGGCCGTCACCGTGATTGAGAGGCGCATTGTCCGTCCTTCAAATTGAGACGGCGGAGGTTTTTGAACCTCTCCTGGGGCCGGCACGATATAAAGGAGCTTGGGGCGGGCGAGGCTCTGGTAAGTCCCACTTCTTCGCGGGCATGCTCATTGAGGACAGCCTGGCCGAGCGCGGGCTTCTATCGGTCTGCATTCGCGAAGTACAAAAGACGCTCAAGGATTCGTCCAAGCGCCTGATTGAAGCGAAGCTAAGGGATTTCAGGCTTGCCGAAGCAGATGGCTTCAAGGTCTTCAATGAAGTGATCCAAACGCCGGGCGATGGCGCCATCATTTTCCAAGGCATGCAGGATCATACAGCGGAATCCATCAAATCGCTTGAGGGCTTCAAGCGCGCGTGGTGGGAAGAGGCGCAAGCGGCCTCGGTTCGATCCCTCAATCTCCTGAGGCCCACGATCCGCGCCGAAGGCTCGCAGCTCTGGTTTAGCTGGAACGCTCGCCTTCGAAACGATCCCGTCGATGTGATGCTGCGCGGGTCGGAAAAGCCGACAGGTGCCGTCGTCGTCAACGCCAATTGGCGCGACAATCCATGGTTTACCGAAGAGCTTGAGCAGGAGCGCCAAGACTGCCTCCGTATGCAGCCAGACCAATATGATCATATTTGGGAAGGCGGCTACATTACCATCGCGGCTGGCGCCTATTTTGCTAAGGACATCAACGCGGCAAAGCTTGGCAGGCGAATTACCCGCGTTCCATTTGATCCGCTGATGCGAATAAGGATCTTCTGCGATCTGGGCGGTACGGGTGCGAAGGCCGACGCTTTCGCGATGTGGCCAGCGCAGTTCATCGACAAGGAAATTCGCACCAGGGACTATTACGAGGCGGTAGGACAACCGCTCTCGGCGCACATCAATTGGCTGCGCTCGCATGGCTATGGTCCTGACAGGGCTGACATCTGGCTTCCACATGATGGCGAGACGAACGACCGCGTAACCGATGTTTCGTTTGAAAGCGCCTTCACTGCTGCCGGCTATGACGTGACCGTTGTTCCCAACCAAGGCAAGGGCGCCGCGAAGATGCGCATTGAGGCCGCCCGCCGTCGCTTCTCAAGCATCTGGTTCGATGAAGAGACAACCGAAGCGGGATTGCTCGCTCTAGGCTGGTATCACGAAAAGAAAGACGAAGAGCGCGGTATTGGCCTTGGACCAGAACATGATTGGTCAAGCCACGGCGCTGATGCTTTCGGCTTGATGTGTGTGGCCTACGAAGCCCCAACAAAGCAGCAAACTTATGCGGCGCCTAACAATTCCTGGGTGGTTTGATGAATGTTCCCGGCCCGCGTGAGCGTGACTTTGCAGCTTTGTCGGAAGTGATTGACCGGCAAAAGCGCGACAAGCTGCTTGGGCGCCTGACTGGCGTTCTTGTCGATATCGATTCGGCCGAGAATGGCCTACGCCAAAGCGCTCTCTTCTCCCGCGCATTGCAGCGATTGCTTGGCTACCCGTTTGGTCCAGAGGCGTTGGACAAGTCGCCACGCGCCTGGGAAGCCTCAAAGTGTGCATACGCGGACCTGAAGGCCATCATCGAGGAATTGAAATCTGATGGCTAAAGGCGAGCGCATGGATGAGGAGGAAATCAAAGCCCTCCTCGCTATGGAAATCCAAAGCTCGGTCTCGTTCACCGAATCCGAACTGTCGGGCCAGCGTGCGCGCGCCTTGGAGTATTATCGCGGCGTGATGACCGACACGCCGGCGGCGAACAATCGCTCGTCTGTCGTCTCTCGGGATGTTGCCGACACGATCGGCTGGATGCTCCCCGGCATCATTCGCGTGTTCTCTGCCTCTGACAGGATGGCGGAATACGAGCCATACGGCCCGAACGATGAGGAGTTCGCCAAGCAGGCGACCGACTACTGCAATTACGTCTTCTGGAAGGACAACAACGGCTATCGTGTGCTGTGGGACGCCACGCATGACAGCCTGCTTCTCGGGAACGGAATTGTAAAGCACTGGTGGGACGACAAGGAGGAATGCGAATATTCCGAACTGTCCGGGCTCACCGCTGAGCAAATCGCCATCCTCCAGGCTGCTCAGGGCGTTGAGGTAACAGCTCAGAAGGCCGGCGAGCCCCAGGTGGTGATGATGCAAGATCCTGCCACGGGGCAGATGGTCGAGCAACAGGTTCCTGTTTTCGACGTGAAGATGAAGCGCGTCACGCGGGCAGGGCGCCTCAGGATCGAGTGTATCGCAGGAGAGGATTTCCTAAAGGACCGCGATTCGATCGACATTGAGGATGCGCGGTTCACAGCCCATAGGGATGAGGTCACACGCTCAGATCTCATTGAGATGGGCTTTGACCAGGCGGTTGTCGATGAACTGCCGGCCTATCGTCATTCAGGGCTTCAGGAAGAGCGCCAGGCGCGCGACCCGAACTTCGATGTCACATCGGACACCCAGGATAAGGCAATGCAGCTTATTGAGCTGTATGAGTGCTACCTGAAGGTCGATGTTGACGGGGACGGGATAGCGGAGACCATCCGGGCTTTCTATGCGGGCTCTGGTGGTTCCGGGCAGTTGCTCGATTGGGAAGTCTGGGACGATGATGTTCCGTTCTCGGACATCCCTTGTGAGCCAGTTCCGCACCGTTGGGATGCCCGCTCCGTTGCTGATGAGACGATGGACACCCAGCGCGTCAAGACGGTGCTAACGCGTCAGTTCCTTGACAATCTGTATTGGGTGAACAACCCGCTGATGTGGGTTGAAGACGGCGCGGTGATGAACCCCGAGATGATGGCCGCCCCTGTTTTTGGGGGCACTGTCCGCGTCAAGAAGGGAATAACGGTCCCGCCGACGCCTCTCGCTATTCCCTTCATTGGCGATAAGGCGCTGATGGGTCTTGAGCACTTCGACCAGGTGACGGAGAAGCGCACAGGCGTTTCCCGCTCCACCATGGCGCTGGACCCTGAGACGCTTCAGAACCAGTCGGCAACGGCGAACCAGAACCAGAAGGATGCATCTTACTCACAGGTTGAGTTGATCGCGCGCAACATGGCCGAACTGGGCTGGAAGCGCGTATTCAAGATGATCCTTCGCCTTCTGGTGAAACACCAGGATCGCCCGAGGACTATTCGCATCCGGGACAAATGGGTCGATATGGACCCGCGTTTCTGGAACACCAACATGGATGTCATGATCAACGTTGGCCTGGGTACGGGCACGCGCGACCGCGACATGGCGATGTTGAACAACATCCTGATGACGCAGAACCAGATAGCAATTCAACTGGCGCAGACAGGCTTTGCCGGCCAGGCGCTCGATATGCTGCCGAAGATCCTCAAGACGGCAACGAAACTGGCGGAATCGTCAGGCATTCGCAATCCTGATGAATATTACATCCAGATTGACGAGAACACCCTTGCGCAGATGAAGCAGCAAGCTTCGCAGCCGAAGCCAGATCCAGCACTGCAACTGGAGCAAGCCAAGGTTCAGGCGCAGATAGGTCTGGAACAGGCCAAGATGCAGATGTCTTCGCAGCTTGAGCAGGATAAGGCCGCCGCCGCAGTGCAAAAAGAACAAGCACAGATGCAGGCCGACCTTCAGGTGAAGATGGCCGAGCTTCAGAAGTCGGAAGCGGCGCAGGCCCAGCAGAACCAGTTCGACCAAATCAAACTGGCTGAGGAATCCAGGCAGAAGCAGCTCGATCGCGAGCATCAGATGCAGATCGAGATGATGAAGCTCGACGCGCAGCGGCAGATGCACCGCGAGACAGCAATGCTCACGGCCCACACGAACGAGCAGAACAACCAGGTCAAGCGCGACACCGCGAAGCAGAAGGCGCCGACCAAGTGACGCTCTACCATTCGCCCATCAAGTCGCCCATTCGCAGCCCGATCTTTGCCCCGCAGGCTGGCAATTGGCCCGGCGGGTTTCAATACCAGATGGATTTCGTCAACAACACCTATGTTGGCGGATTTCAGACCTACGGCAACAACTCGAATGATGGCCGGTTCTTCCGCGATTCCGGCGTTTCGCAGTCGGCCTTCATTCTCGATGCTACCGGGCTGCTGGTCAACACCGCAGCCGCCGGCATGAGACGCTCGACCAAGGGCACCGTGTCTTATCAGAACATCGGCACGCTTGGCCTCTGGAACCGTGATTTTACAAACGCTGTCTGGGTTGCGACGAACGTTACTGCCGCGAAGAACCAGACGGGTGCGGACGGCTCGGCCAATGCTGCATCGTCCATCACGTCCACCGCTGCCAATGGGACCATTCTTCAGACGACGACTGCCAGTGTTGTCAATCGTGTTCTCGAATGCTGGGTCAAGCGCATCACCGGCTCCGGCACTCTGGAAATGACGCTGGATGGCGGCACGACTTGGCAGGCTGTTACGTCACAAGTTGGTTCTGGATCTTATGGCAGATGCGTCATTGGTCAGGCCAGTGTCACCAACCCTGTCTACGGTTTTAGGATCGGCACATCCGGGGACGCATTCGCAGTGGATTTCCTCATGTGCCATGGGCAACTTCAAGGCGCTAACATTGCCGGTGACCATTATGTAACGATCACATCGAGCAACCCCGGCTCGATCTTCCATGAGACGCCATGGGCTCTGAACACCGACGCCGGCCCTCTGTCATCGATCATTAAGGGGGCCTACGCCGCATTCTGGCAGGGATACAATTACGTCACAGATGTTGGTGGCCTCTGGATCTCTGATGGCGTCACGAATTGCGTGTTGTCCGCCGGCAACAATGTGAACTTCGCGGCTAACGTCAATTTGACCACGACGGGCGCCGAGTGGAAGCCCAACGGCCAGTTGAACAAGGTGGCCGCCTGCTTGGATAGCGCTGGAAACATGGCGCTCTGTGTCAACGGCGGCACTGTCTACACTCGAACCGGCGGCTCGCTCTCGCCTTCGGCCACTCATTTCGTTCTATCGAACAATGGCGCTGCTACGATCCCCCTGAATGGTTGGACTGAGAAATTCTCGATCTCCCCCAATCTTTGGCTATCCAGCAGCGATCTTAAAGCACTGACGACATAGGAGCCATAGATGGCAATCGTAACAGGCACCTTCACCGGGACGGGACAGAGCAATGTCGTCACCAGCGGCAAGGTCTATATCGACATGACCTTCTCTGGCACGGCCACGGTTGCCGTGGAGTGGCTGCTGGACGGCACCAACTGGCGCGCAATCAATAGCTATACGTCGTCATCTCAGGTGATTGTCGAATCCGGCGGCATTCCCGTTCGATTGAACTGCACGGCCTTCACCAACAACGTCACCTACGCCATCCGTGACAAGTAGCATCATCCCCAAGGAAGCCCAGCGGCTCCTTGACGACGCAACACTAGCACTCGCCATGGACGAGATCCGGCTTGAGGCATTGAACGACCTCGCCAACGTCCAAGCAGACGATCTAACAGCGGTCCTTCGCCTTCAGCAGAAGGTACAAGCGATCGAAGACATTCGTTCCGCGCTGCAATCGGCAGCCAATCGGACGAAACCGGCGAACTCCGCAGGAACCTTCGCCTAGTTCTAACCAAGGAAAACCAGACATGCCAGCAAGCGATCTCCCCGTCGAGGGGACCGCCGAGGACAGCACGCTTTCGTTCAACGACGGCGTGGACGCCATCAGCAACCTGATCGAAGACCCGGAAACGGACCCCCAAGACAAGGTTGAGGCCCAAGACGACCAGGCTGAGCCGGAAACACCGGACGAAGCCGACGCAGCGGAAGACGCTGAAGACCCAGACGGCTCCGAACCCCTCAAGGGCGGACGCTTTGCGCCGGATTCGGCCAAGGTGACGCTCGATGACGGGTCCGTGATCACCATTGCTGAGTTGAAGCGCAATAACCTCTTCCAGCGCGATTACACCAGGAAGACGACCGAGCTGAAGACAGAGCGTGATGCTTTCGCTCAGCAGAAGTCGCAACTGGACCAACACGCTCAGTCACTCGCTCAACAGCGGGACTTTATCCTTTCGGCCGCTCAGAAGTTCATTCCGCAGCCTCCCTCCCGGGAACTGCTGCAATCCGACCCACTGCAATACATGCAGGCAAAGGCGGACTACGACGAGCGGATGTCGGTGTTCAACCAGCTTGCCTACCAGCAGCAGGCCAATTCGCGCCTGACCGAGGAACAGCAAGCCGAGGCCACGAACCAGCTTCGCCAGGAGGAATCCAAGCGACTGCTGGAGGCAATCCCGGAGTTCAAGGACAGAAATGTCTACCAGAACTTCTGGAACGATGCCGTGGAAACCATGGCCTCAAAATACGGGTTTTCCAAGACCGAGATCGAGGAAACCCTGGATCACCGCTTCTATGTCGCCATGCGTGACCTGGTGAAATTCCACAAGGCGCTTAACAAGGCGCCTCAGGTCAAGCAGGAAGTCGAGAAAAAGCCCCAGATGATCTCTGGATCTCGGCGCATGGACCCGAAGGCCAAAACCTCCCGCGAAGCACAGCA